TATTTATAAATCCTATGAACTTCATTTCAAATTAATTCATATAAATCTTTAATTCTAACACGATATTCTTCTTTTGTTTTTTTGTCATATATCTCAATAATAGTATCTCCATCGACACATTCAAATTCCTGTCTGAATTGTTCTTCAGAAGTGTTTCGTATTGTTTCGCTTTTCCAATCCGCATCACGACCTGGTACTTGAGACCAATGAACCTCAAGTGATTTGTATGTGGATCGTCCTTCTATTGCATCAACCCACATCTTATAGAAATGATTTAATCCACAAGGTGTTGAAACAATAATAACTTTTGTAGTTTTACCAGATGAGATAACAGGGTATGTTGAAGTAAAGAAATCGTCCGCCATGTTCTTAGGAACGAAAGCAAATTCATCAAGGAAAATTAAGTTGTATGTACCACCACGAACACCAGATGCTGATGTTGCATATGCGGCTATCTTAGATTTGTTCTCTAACTCAATATTACCTTTATTCCAAGTAATGATACCTTGTTGCAACCATATTGGTAAATACTCATAGGCATATTGAATACGACCTAGAATGTCACGAGCAAGAGCACCTTTGTTTGCAAGAATAGCAATACTGTAGTCATCTTGGAATAAAACTGACCAAAGCATATAACCCACAGTCGTAGTTGTATTATGTGAAAGTATGTTTCCTGTCCAAAATCTATGTTCATTAGAATTCACAGTCACATCAAACATATTAGAACTACTAGACAATTTTTCACATCTAGTAACTAATTCGGAGCCATTCTTTGTAATAATTTTTGATTTATTTGTGGTAAGATTTTCTACAAATATTTGATTAAAATTCTCATCAAATACTATATGGGTGTCAGCACAAGTTAGTGTTGATCCAGATTCGGTTTCAATTAACCATTCATCATATACAATAGTTTTATGTATATGTGTTATATCTTGCCATCCATTATCAGTTTCTATTTCCCAATCGGATAATGAAATTGAATTGATGAATTTTCTCTCTACTGTGTCAGAAAGTTCAAGCATTTTGTGATGGTACCTTGTTTGTCACTATTATAATCAGATTCATTTATGTGTAATATTTTATATTCATTGTCGATTAATATTCGATTTCGTTCTTGTTCTCTTTCTTTGTTACCATGTCCAATTTTACCATGCCAATATGTTCCATCAAATTCTATAATTTTCTTTTGATGAGCGTCTATAAAATCAGGTAAAATAATTCTTTCAAGTTTCAGTCTAAGTTCATTATTTGCACCACTTAAATCTTTTTCTTTATTTTCATTCAACTGGGCAAAGTAAATACCATTTAGATTGTTAATTTGTTTAGATATATTCCAAAAAAGGTCCTGTGATATTTTAGAGAAATTAGACTTCTTAAAATTCTTATGCCATCTTTCTTGCCTATTTAACCAAATATTTCGGCCACTTTCCTCACCATATTTTGAAATGCATTTAATTAAAGAAAATGTTGATTGTCTTTGTGATAATAATTTTTTAGCCTCTATCAAATCTCCTTTAGTTTTTTCCAACCAATATTCAATTTTCGTAGTATCTTTATTTAATAATTGTTTATTTAATTTAGCTTTAACTTTAGTTTCTTCTACTTTATTCGTTCCTTTGAAAAACTTATCTGAGAATGGTGATAATCTGCCGTCATGTTGATATGCAATATTCTTTTCTCCTTTCATTCTATTGGACTGTTTTTGCAATAGAGATTCACACCGAATTGGAGAACCGGGATATAATTTTCTATATTCTTGAGCCTTTACATTATGTTTTCTGAATATGTGATTAGTCAACTCTTTCATCTTTTGTTGACAAAGTTGACATACCACTTCGTTTAGATTGTTGCTCATAAAATTCTCCTATAGTCATTTCTATAACTTCTCCGGTCTTTTTGTTCCGAAGTTTTATAGGAGTATTTATACAAAAACACTTCCCAACCTGACGAGGCATCTTTGCAATACAGAAACGATTGTTGTGAAATGTTCTAACCATGTCTTCTTGGAACGGCCACATTTCAAAGTTAATAAGTCCTCGGTCTACGTTAACAATTTTAACATAGGTTCTAATAAAATACACCGGGTCTTCGGTACATTTTATAATTTCCGCAACTTGTTCCTCGGTGTAGGATATTTCTACACCAAGTTTTTTTAAGTTCGAATTTCCAAGATATCCACCAGCATCTATCATATTATTTAATAATACTTCTCAACATCCATGATTTCTTTTGATGAGCACCAAGAAGTTCTTGTAAAAAGTTTGATACAGCAGGCTCATTTGCTTGTTCAGCGGCTACTATACCTGCACGAAGATGAACAATATATCGGTCATTGTCCAATTTTAATTGTGTCATCATTTCCATTGCGGTTGGAATAATATCTACTGCTTCTTCAATATCTGCCAATTCTAAAAATCTTTCCATAGAACCTGGTACATAAGAATCCAAATACCTCACATGTTCTGCAATCAAATCAGTTTGTGCAAATACTTCAGTATAAAAACCATTTAAGAAATCATGATATTGTGGAAAATTAGAACCCTCAATATTCCAATGATAGTTGTGCGACTTCAGATACAACGCAAAGTTTGTACCTAAAATTACTTTAAGTTGTTGTATTAGTTGTTCCATAGTAATCTATTTATTGTTCTTTAGAAATTTAACAAGTTCAGTTGTTGACCCAACAAACACAGCCTTATCTATATTCGTAGTTGAATTATTTTTTGATTGAGTTGGATCCAAATCTCTTTTGCGTTTTTGAATTTCTAATAAGTCTTTGTTTAAGTCACCAAGATTTTTAATAAGTCCTGCGGCAACTTCATAGGCTCTTGGATGTTCTGATGCATTGGCAACTTGAAGTAGATTATCAATTGCACTATTACCTTTTGAAATCAAATCACGAATATTTGCTCGTGCAAATTCAGCATCATCTTCAACAGGTGATTTAACTTCAACTATTGAAGTTTCAAATTGAATAGGTTCAACATCCAATACTTCAGATAATTTTTGATTCAATTTATGCATTAAAATGTGCGCCCAGTAGTTACTGTCTCTGAAAATCCAAATTCATCATCTGGTTCGGCAGTCAATGGTTTTGGTCTTGTTGTTATTGTTGTTGATTTTAATGGTGTTTTATCGGCAGTTTTAATTGTAAATGTTGCACCAGTAAAATCACCACGAACAACATCACCAACAGCCAAATAATCATTTAATGATTCAACTATTAATATACCATTATTTACATTACTAAAATATGAAACTGTACCATGCACATCTCTATCAGTAACTCTAATTGTTTCTGAATCAGAGAATCGCCCAACACCATTTGCAAAGTCTACAAAGACTTGTTGTTCAAGTAAACTATTTGGTTGAATGTATAGGTTTGTATTGGCCACATTAATAATTTTACCAGTTTTAACTGGAGGCCAGATATGACTTTTTGCAGTAAATTCTAAATTCCAAATAATCATGCGAGTTTCCATCATGTCGCCTTCATAAGTGGTTTCATTTGAAACTGAATTCAGAATGATAGGCATATCATATTTTGGATCCATTAAAGGAATAAAATCAACAGTCACACTAAAATCTGGTGTGAAGAATGGTAAAATTTGTTCTAGTATCTGTGTGCCATCTTCTGTGTTTCTTACATAGATTGATAATGAAAAATCAAAATTGTAAGGCACAGGAACATATTGTGCATTTACAGTTGTTGCATTATTTGCAGAAAAATTACGCATTGTTGTTGGCAATTTTCTACTTGAATCATAACTCATTCCCGTCATTTCAAATGAAATTCTAGGAACAGTTGTTGCAATTGATTTTGTTAATGTTGGGTCAGAAGTTATTCTTGTTATATACTTTTCTTTTGCACCCCAATTCAAAGGAACTTTAATTGTTTCCTTTGCAGTTAACCCATCTTTGGTATATCGAACCACATAAATGTCATTGAAAACTGTGCCAAACGCAACAACAATTTTGCGTATTGTTCTATTATAAAAGTTAGCATTACCAAGCATTTTTAAGCCTCACCAAAAGGATTAGTTTCACTAAAATCAATTATAGAATCTGCTTCACCTTCAATTAAAGAATTGTCCATAATATCTTCAAACGCAGTATTATCATTGTATGATGTATTTGCTGTACCGAATGAAGTCCAAGATGCACCACTTGTTGCACCTTTTGTTAATGTATTGTTTGCAAAAGTTCCTATTGTACGAATAACATTTAATTTTCTTGTTGCACTTGTAAAATCATAAACAACTGATTGGAATGTTGCATTTGCTAAAGTTGTTCCCTGATAAGCAATTTCCTCTGCTACAAATGTACCTGAACCGCCTGCAGCCAATGTAAGTTGTGTTCTCGCATATGAATCACGAATCTGTTCATCAATTTCTTCAATACCTGTATTAATAACTTCTTCTGAGAACACAAACTGTTTCATTTTTAATGCATAAACATATACATTTCCACCACGACCACGGCCTAATGTGTAAAACATTGCTTGGTCATTCTCATGTTCTACAAATGTAATTTCAAAAAAGTTTTGAATTAAAGGAATATAAACCAAATCGCCTTCTCTTGGACGAATAAGATTTGATGAACCAGTTGCATACTTAAATCTGCGGCGAGATACTAATAAACTAAGTTCATCTCTAATCTCTAAACCAAATTTAGAAATAAAATCACCTTCACCATCCATACCTGAAACATTCTCAAGGTACATTTCAAGTGGGTGTGCAGTTACATATTGCTTGAGAGTGTCTTCTCCATATAACATATCTACAGAATCACGGCTTGTTCTTGGTAGATAATAAACATCCATACCATGAATTTGCATTGCTTCAATAACGAGATCCTCCACCAGTAATTGCTCACTGGTGATTTGGTCAGCAGGAAAGTTATGGAAGTAAAAATTTGTGGACATTTAAGTTTTCCCAATCAATTCACAACCATTACTTTTTCCTCTCGTATAAAGAGTTGAATAAACAACATCATTATCCCTACAAAATTTTTTAAGATTTTCCACACACATAATTTGGTCCTTAAATTTTATATTCCAATTGATAGACCTATTTGGATTTTCTTTTGCCGATTTTATAACTGCATTTTTCAAATTTTTTTTATGTTCTTCTGTTCTAACATATGTTTTTGCCCATGCTTTCATTTTTTTTGAATGTTCTGGTCTTTTTTTACCATAAAAAAAATGTTTTTCTCCTCGCAAAGCATTAGCCTTCATATCTTTTCCAACATGTGATATTAATTGTTCCACTAATTCTTTTTTTGTTATTATTTTTGCTAAACCTTGCCAAGCAAGTTTATCTTGCCAATTACCATAAGTCTCATACAAAATTCTGTGAGCCTCTGCATGTTCTTCTATGGTAAGTTCAATCAAATTGGACGGATCGTCTGTTCCTCCCATATATTTTGGAACAATATGATGTTTATGTTTCATCTTTATCCAGTAAAGATTTCACTAGGTAATAACATATTATACATTTCCTCTTCAATTTTATCTATATCCGTTTGTGCTTCATCCCAAATTTCTTTTCCATTTAAGGTAACACCACCAGGCATTTGAATACCACCAAACTTTTTCATATTTTCTCCCCACTGCTTTTTAATTAATGCAGTACTATATCTCTTTAAGAACTTATCATTCCAAACATCTGAAACACCGGCTTTAGTCATTGTAACGGAAGTCACGTTTGCAGTTAAAGCATTTGCAAGAACAATTTCTGTTGGTGAATTGATTTTACGAACTTGAACTTCTTGATTATCAGATAATGTGATGATATCATTTTCAAGTATTTCTTGGTCAAATATTGTTGATGTTCCTGTCATTGTATTGGAACTTGTGTTACCAGTTAGAGTACCTGTCAAAGTAATTGTATCAGGCCTCATTGCTCGCATACATTGAATAACAACATATTTACCTAATTGTGCATCACGTTCCCAATCAATATCAAGAAATATTTTATTTTGTTTACGATTAAATCTAAATTGTGGAGTACCAGAGAATAACAATTCTAATGTACGGAGATGTTGCATGGTGATTTCATATGACACATACGATACCGATGTGAAGTCATAGAGGTCATGCAAACGCAATTGATAACGCAAATCAAACATATTAATTGATGAAGTTGAATCATCAAATGATTGAACAGACATAACAAAGATTACGGGGTCTGGAACATATATCCAACGCCTATCAATATCAGCTTGTGTGAATTGATGTTTCATGTAAATTTTTTCGCAACCATCAAAATGGTAATCTTCAAAAAATTGAAGTGCATCATCAATACGGTCCTCAACTTGGTCATCATCCACGTTAATTTGAATAACAGGATGGCCAAGTCTTCTTAAACAGTAATCTTTGAATGTTTGTCTTGTTGTGGGTTTAGCCATGTTTTATCCTAATGCGATTGCAAGTGCCACAGCAGTACCTAATGGGTCAACTTGAAGTGCGGCTTGTGCGGTTGCAATTGTTGTTCCTCCAGTACCACCAGAAGTAATTGGTAATGCTGAACCAGACAGAGTAACTGCTAGTGTGCCGCTTGTTGTCACTGGTGAACCAGTTACAGTCAAGAAAGTTGGTACAGACATTGCAACAGATGTTACCGTGCCAGAAGAAGTGCCGTTTGATACTGCTGTAACTAGTCCTTTGGCATTAACCGTAACACTGGCATTGGTAAATGAACCAACATTAGAGTTGACGGTTGCTAAAGTACCGGCTGCGGTGATATTAGAAGAACCATTAAAAGTAGGACTTGTGTAAGTTAAGTCTCCAGTAATTGCAATTGTTCTTCCTGTAGTTAGGGTTGCAGCAGAACCTGTTGTGTTCTGATTTAATGTTGGAAATGTACAGTTAGTTAATGTTCCAGATGTTGGAGTTCCAAGAGCACCATTAAACAATACAACAGCACCAGCAGAACCAGTATTGATAGCAAGAGCAGTTGCAACACCAGTTCCTAGCCCACTAACACCAGTAGAGATTGGTAAACCAGTTGCACTTGTTAATGTTGCAAATGAAGGCACACCAATGTTTGGTGTTGTAAGAATAGGACTTGTGTTGAGAACAACATTACCAGTACCAGTAATAGTAGCAAATTCATTATACTCTGGATCCCAATCTGCTGCGGTAGTTAATGCAGTACCAATACACATACATTGAACACTAACACCAGGAATTATAGTTATAACTAAATTTCCACCAGAAGAATTTACAGTTAAATTACCCGTTGATGCGTTTTCAATTTCATATAAAACACCTGTGGCTAATGTGCTAGTGACAGGAAGAACAATCGTTTGTGTAGTAGAACCTGTAAATCTTTGATAACGATTACTTGCCGAAGTTAATGTGGTTGTACCAGCTGCTGTTGCAGTTGTGGTATAACCTATTTTAATATTATCAATAACTGGAAAAGTAAGAGTTTTATTTGTAAGTGTTTGTGAACGAGATAGTGTTACAACTTCAACACCTTCAATTGTCACAACACCAGCTGCACTACGAGCAATGGTAGTATCAGAGGCATTACCTAATTCAATAGTGCCAACACCAAGTGCTGTAGAAGTAGAAGCAGTAATACCACTAACTGGAAGACCCGTAGCATTTGTCAATACTGCAAAAGATGGTGTGCCAATGTTTGGTGTTGTAAGAACAGGACTAGTTAAAGTTTTATTAGTTAAAGTCTGAGTAGCAGTTAACGTAACAACAGTATCGCTTGTTCCTGGAAATGCAAACGAAGTAGAATCAGTACCAGTAAATGTTAAAGTATTAGAAACAGTAAGAGTTTTACTATTAGCGATTGTTAAAGTAGAACTAGTTGCTGGAGCAGTAATGGTAACTTTATTCACAGAAGTCGCAGTAGCAACACCAATAGTTGGAGTTACTAAGGTTGGGCTAGTGGCAAACACCAATGCACCAGAACCAGTTTCATCAGTAATAGCAGATGCAAAATTAGCTGATGATGGTGTTGCTAAAAATGTAGCAACACCAGTTCCTAAACCAGAAACACCAGTAGAGATTGGTAGACCAGTTGCACTTGTCAATACTGCAAAAGACGGTGTGCCAAGGTTTGGTGTTGTGAGAACAGGACTTGTATTAAGAGTAACAGCACCAGTACCAGTAGAAGTTGTTACTCCAGTACCACCGTCTGCTACCGCAATTGCTGATGCAAGACTTGATACAGTACCACCCGTAATGTTTGCTCTTAGTGTAGCAGTATTTGCAATAGTAACATACGCAGTATTAATTACATTGCCACTTGGGTCTTGGCTAAAATTCTTAAATAATATAAAGTTATTTGCAGCCTGTCTGATAAGACCATGATACACTATAGTATTACTTGTATTAGATTGGCCATAAAAACCAATATCTAAAACATCACCAACAACATTGTTAGCGGCAAGTTTAATTAAAGAATCATTTGTTGTTACTGTTGAAGTATTAACTGTTGTGGTTGTACCAGTAATAGTTAAGTTACCTGTAACTGCCAAATCACCTGATATTGTACCACCAGATGAATTGAATTTAGTAGCAGCAAAATTGTAAACTGCATTAACCGCATTTGCAGTTGCAGCTAATGAAGTTGAAGTTGAAGTTACTGTATCATTTAATTGAACAATACCTTGAACAGAAGTTGTTGAAGATTGGATTGCCGTATTTGTAATTAAACTTACACGACCATTTGCAGCTAATGTAATAACAGGAACTATGGTTGCGTTACCATAGACACCTGCGGTTGCTGTAATATTTGTTACATCTGTATTGGCCTTATCAAAAGCTTGTTGTGCTAAAACATTTGCACTATTTGCTTTTGTGAAAGCCGCATTTGCTTGGTCGAAAGATGCAGATGCAAAAGTTGAATTAGCAAAACCAGTAATTGCCGTATTTGTAATTGAACTCACACGACCATTGGCTGCCAGTGTAATTACTGGAACAAATGTTGCATTACCATATACACCTGCGGTTGTTGAAATTGTGGTGTAATCGAATGTGTTTGCAGAATTGGCAGCATTGTAGGCAGACTGTGCTAAAACATTTGCAGAGTTACCCTTATCAAAAGCTTGTTGTGCTAATACGTTTGCAGAATTTGCTTGTGTGAACGCTTGATTAGCAAATGCTATAACTTCAATACCGCCATCATATACTGCATCAGCATAAACATTACCCTTAACACCAATACCACCAGCAACAGTTATTGCACCAGTTGTATTAGATGTTGATACAGTTGTGTTTGTAACATTAATAGAAGTTAATGTTGGTGCGGTGTTAAGAACAACTGCGCCAGTACCAGTGGAAGTTGTTACTCCAGTACCACCACGAGCAACTGCTAAAGTACCAGAAGTAATCGCATCGGTAGAAATTGCAATAGCAGTATTAGTGATTGAACTGACACGACCATAAGCATCAGTTGTAATTACTGGAACATGAGATGCATTAGCATAAGTTCCTGCTGTACCAGTATTTGCTAAGGTGACAAATTTGGTGCCATCAAATTGTAATGCGGCGCCAGTTGTATAACCACCATTATTATTTGTACCACCTTGAGCAATTGCTAAGTTACCTGAAGTAACTTGTGAAGCCGCTATCTGAACTAATGTATTTGTTACGGCAGAAACTCTACCATATGCATCGGTTGTAATGACTGGATGATAAGCTGCGTTGCCATATGTGCCAGCAGTTCCTGTGTTTGCAACAGAAACAAATGCGGTGCCATTAGATGTTAAAAATGCACCGGTTGTATATGATGTTGCATTTGCGCCACCTTGTGCGAACGGAAGAACACCAGAAGTAATCTGTGTTGTTGCAATTTGAACTAGTGTATTTGTAACGGCACTCACACGACCATAAGCATCAGTTGTAATTACTGGATGATAAGCTGCGTTGCCATATGTACCAGCAGTTCCTGTGTTTGCTAATGTTGCAAGTGATGTGCCATTAAATTGTAATGCGGCACCAGTTGTATATGATGTTTGATTTGTACCACCATTACCAATTGGTAATGTTCCTGTGACACCAGTTGTTAAAGGTAAACCAGTTGCATTTGTTAATGTTGCAAAAGAGGGTACACCAATGTTTGGTGTTGTAAGAACAGGACTTGTATTAAGAGTAACTGAACCAGAACCAGTAGATGTGGTTACTCCAGTACCACCTCGAGCAACTGCTAATGTACCAGAAGTAACTGCATCGGCAGAAATTGCGACAGCAGTATTTGTTACGGCAGTTACACGGCCTTTTGAATCTGTGGTAATAACAGGAATATGAGAAGCGTTAGCATAAGTGCCAGCAGTACCTGTAGCTGGAAGTCTTGCATCCGCCAATGTACCTGAAGTAATCGCAGCCGTGTCAATCGCAATAGCAGTATTTGTTACGGCAGAAACTCTACCATAAGCATCGGTTGTAATTACTGGAACATGAGAAGCATTAGCATAAGTTCCTGCTGTACCAGTATTTGCTAGTGTTGCAAGTGCTGTTCCATTGAACGCAACGATACCATTAGTGAATGATGTTTGATTTGTACCACCATCTGCAATACCAATCGCAGAGGCCAAACTTGAAACTGTACCACCCGTTAAGTTTGCACGGAGTGTAGCAGTATTTGCGCCAGTAATATATGCAGTATTAACAACATTTGCACTTGGGTCTTGACTGATATTCTTAAATAATACAAAATTGCCTGCAGCCTGTTTGATAAGACCATGATATGCTACAGAAGTTCCAGTATTTGATTGTCCGTAAAAACCAATATCTAAAACATCACCAACAACATTATTGGCAGCAAGTTTTAATAGAGAATCGTTTGTTGATACTGTAGAAGTATTAACAATTGTTTGTGTACCAGAAACAGTTAAGTTACCAGTGATTGATAAGTCACCAGTTAATGTTCCACCCGAAACTTGTGATGCATTAATCGCAATTGCGGTATTTGTTACGGCAGAAACTCTTCCGTAAGCATCAGTAGTGATTACTGGAACATGAGAAGCATTAGCATATGTACCAGCAGTGCCAGTATTTGCAACAGAAACAAATGCAGTACCATTTGATGTTAAAAACGCACCGGTTGTGTATGAAACCGCATTTGTACCACCTTGTGCCAAATTCATTCGGCCTGTGGTTGTTTGACTTGCGTCTATTTGTATAAGAGTATTTGTTACAGAAGATAAACGACCTTGTGCATTGACAACAAATACTGGAACATGTGTTGCGTTAGCGTAAGTTCCTGATGTTACTCCTGTTGGAGTTAAATTAATTGTGATTGTATCGGTTGTTGCATTTGAAGTGATACCAACACCGTCTGCGGCACTTAATGTAAGAGTATCATTATTTGCATCCGCAACAACATTCGTGCCGTTTGCGGAAACTGTAACAAAACCTTGTTGTGCTACAGAGTTAGCCTTATCAAAAGCGGCTTGTGCAAGGACATTTGCAGAATTTGCCTGAGTAAATGCCGAATCAACTTTAATGTTTACGGTGTTACTAAATGCAAAGGCCGCATCTGTTTTAATATTGACCGTGTTAGCAAAGGCAAA